GGTAGTTCCTAGAAATGTTAGTATATTAATTTGAAGTTGTTGAATAACATAGGTAATCTGTGTTATGCCAAGCAGTATAGAAAGAAATTTATAGGTAATCGCACCGCCTAGAAACCAGAGGAATTCATACATTTACACCTCAATATTAGCGTCGTTTGTTCATGCGTCGGGCGATTCTTTCGGCCAGCATAGAAGCCATGTCATCAGTGTGTTTCTCCTGGACCAAACGATTCTTCACTCGGTGAAAAACTTCATGCATGACAGCATCTTCGTCGATATAGTTAATTTCTTCAAGGCTCGTTGTGCCGCGTCCGACTTGGGATTTCCATTCCTTGCAATCGGTGCAATATGATCGCTGTTCGTTGGTCGGGTTTATGGCATTACACGCGGCTTTGCACTTGTCGGACATCTCCGGCACTCCTCGTTCTTGCAGCGCCGCAGCAGAGCCTGCGGCGGGCTTTTTCTTTCCCGCGCACTCTCTGTTCGATACAACGCGCGTGGGTGAGCGCCCCCCAAGGTCGCTGCCCTTGGGCGTTTCCTTTACCACGCAATTCCAGTGGTCGCCGGTTTTCTCCCAGAAGGCGTCGGCGTGCGCTTTGCCTTTGTATTCAAGTTCCTGGAGCGCCATCTCTTCTTCTTCACCGCCAAGTTCGAGTTCTTCTTCTTCTTCTGCTTCTTCTGCTTCGCCCTCAAACTCTGGGACCTCTAATTCAGCAGTTTCTTCTTCACCGACTTCGACGTCTACGCCAAAATCAGCAGCAACATCCGCAATGGCATCGACCATGGCGCGAACCGCATCCTCAAGGCTACCTTCTTCTTCTTCGGGCTCTTCACCCTCCACTGGGGGTTCTTCTTCCGCTACATCTGCAAAGTCCATTTCCAGATCTTCGCCGCCAAGGTCGGGTGCTTCGGCCTCCAGTTCTCCGCCTTCTTCCTGCTCGGTCAAGAAATCGCTTGCCAGGACCTGGGTACCGGCCAACTTCATAAAGCGACGAATGGTTCCCTCTTTTAGTAAGTTCTTTTTACTCATTATCTTTCTCCTTAAATACTGGTCTGCCAGCACGCCTGGCGCTATTCCTAAATAAATAGTCAGATAGCCTTTAAATGTCTGTTTTTTTGTAATTTTTGTAGTGCTTTATCTTGTATTTGTTTCACGCGCACTATACTCAGCTTTAAACGATCTGCTATTTGTGCCAGGGTCATGTCTCCATGCTTCTCGACAGAAATGTTGCTGCAATTGAAATCCTTTTTATAATTAATCCATGCTCGGCACTCGCTATTGTGGCAGTTTTTATTTTTATTTACACATTCTTCAACACATTTTTTCATAAGTCTGGGTGCTCCTTTTCTATTATATCAAATATATTCTCTATCTCTGTTTCGCCTAAAGTAAATTGGCGAATGGTGTTTTCTTGTTTTTGTTTGGCTTTTTTTACTTTATTGCGACGTGTTTGCGAAGCGCTTTTTGATTCTTTTATTTCGTCTATGAAAGCCATAATGTTTTTATTTTTATTTATGTACGCTTCAACTATTTTATTAAAGAATTCTTTAATTTTAATTTCATCGTAATGCAAACGAATTTTTAAGTCTGCGTGGCGTTTCGGAATACTTTCAAAACATATTTGTTTTTTATTTTTGTTGTAGTCTGACATTCCTTATTTTCCTAAGATGTGAGTAGAGCTTTCAACTAAACTGGCTCTCGTTTGGCGAACAAATTTTGCCTTCGCTTGTAGCTCAAGAATTGTGCGCGCGCCCGAGTAGGACAATCCAGATGTAATTCCATTTTTTAAATCCTCTAGTATTCCTTCGACTGGCCCTTTATAGGGGATCAAAGTAGAAACGCCCTCGTTGGAAGAAAACTTTCCGCGCCAGTCTAGCTGGGCTTCTTTGCTGGCCATCCCTCGATACTCTTTACGCACCCCTTTCAAAGTAATTATCTTTTCTCCCGGTGATTCATCGGTTCCCGCTAGCATCGAGCCTAGCATCACAAAATCTGCACCGGCCGCAAACGCCTTCACAATGTCGCCGCTTGTCCTTATGCCGCCGTCTGCGATGATTTTAGTTGTGCGATCTGTCTTAGCACACTCAAAGAGTGTTTGCAAGCCGGGCATCCCATGGCCAGTTTGAATCCTGGTAGAACAAATCGAGCCACCGCCGATGTTACAGCGGATGCTATCTGCCCCCCAGCCTGCTAGATCATTAAAAGCTTCTAGCGTCGCGACGTTCCCAGCCATGAGATGCACGCTATCGTTCAACAACTCCTTAATAGATTTGATAGCACGCTCCACTAATTTGTGGTGGCCGTGAGCTACATCCACACACAAAATTTTTGCACCATGGTGAGCCAGCCGCGAGGCTCGTTTCAGGTAGTCGCCGGTGACACCCACTGCTGCACCAATTGTTTCAACCTTTTCCCACGCATTCTTGACTATCTTACATTGTTCTTCAATTGAATTGTAGCGGTGAATAATCCCTAGGCCTCCCGCTTGGGCCATGGCGATGGCCATGTCAGGGCCCGTCACTGTGTCCATGGGAGAAGAAATGATAGGGAGATCTAATTTTATTCTAGGTGCGTCTCCTAAAAAGTTTCCAATATAAATCTCTTTTCGGCTCTCCACATCTGAGTATTGAGGTGTTAATAAAACATCATCATATGTAAGGGCTTCTTTAAATTTCTCCATTAGCACACTCCCAGTTTTCTTGTATTAATTTTAACGGCACAGTGGTTGCTCGACTATCGCCAGTAAATAAGACTGTCGCCCATTCGCGGTCATATTCAGGGTCCCGCGCGTCTCTATCAAGAACAACGTCTATGATCAGAGCAGTCGAATCATTTCTTTTGTGTTTTATTAAATCACCGGCTCTCATTGTTCTCCAGATCTTCAATCATTCTATCAAGATACCATCGAGCCTTCTTTAGGTCTTGGAGAGCTTTCCCTTTGTATTTGTGCCGAGACACATACTTGATGACATTCCCTTCGGCATACTCCATCTTCCACGATTTAATATATTCAAAAGTTTCAATGGCTTGTTCGCCTTTCCAATTGATATTATAGTGTTTTGGGTGATTAACGTTGTCGCTCATTCTCTCTCTTTTGTTTAATTTAACAGGGGTTACTAGCAAAATATAAGATGGCGCTGAGAAGCCCCACGCTTACTATGAAAAGTGCTACCGCTATTCTTTCTTCTCTTAAAAATTTCATTTTTTATTCTCCAAGTGCTCTTTAAAGTTTTGAACTATCTCAACCGCTTTGTCCCAACATGCTGGGCAGTAAAGACGTACGGTTTCTTCTTCGTCGCGCACCACCACACTCCACGTCATGACTTGCTCTTTGTTCATTTTATCAAATCTTTTCTCGCATGTTAAGCATTTATCCCCAAGTTTCCCAAACAAAGCAACTTTAGTTGCCACTTCTTGCTCGGCGTTCTTTTTTGCTTGTTGTGCTTTTTTTCTTCGTAATTTTCTTTCTAATGACATTATTTATCTCCGGTAGATCCAAAGCCACCATCACCGCGTTTTGAGTGAAAGTTTAAAAACTGATCGGTCTCGACTTCTTCAACTCCACAATGAATAATAGGAATCATAACTGCTTGTGCAATTTTATCACCCTCTTTCATCACTTGTGTCTCTGCGCCAATGTTGTGTAAGTTGATGTAGACTTCTCCGTTATAACCTGGGTCAATGACGCAAGCGCCTACTAATAATTGTTTTTTATAAGCTATACCTGATTTATTTTTAATTTCAAGCATATATCCGTATGGTATTTCTACTTTAATTCCGGTGGGAATAAGGCGCGAAGCTTTAGGCGGAATGTGAAAATTTTGAGTATTGTATAATTTTTTATCATCATTCGGACAGTAATATAAATCCAGGCCAGCGTCAAGTTGGTGTGCCCGCGTAGGTAACTTTGCTTTTGGTCTAATTCTATAAACTTTTAGTTTCATTTTTTTCTCCTATCCGGAATTTCTTGTGACGCCAAGCTTTACATATTATCTTTGTGCACAAACTAAATGATCCATCTACAGTAATTTCTTTTATTGATTTTATTTGACCTTGAATATTAAATGTGAAGCGTGGATGGCCATTAAGATAAATTACATTTTTTTCAATAAGTTGTGTATTGGGCGGCAGATTAACAAAAAAATTAGATGGATAGTTTTTATTCCATTTCCATTCGCTAGCAGGTATAATTTCTACAGAAACGATAATTGACTTTAGATTCTTTTCAAAAGTTTTCTTTATGTTATATTGCGAAGGTGTCATGTTGCTC